GTTTTGAGAAAGATGCAATCTTCAATTCGTTGGTATGGAATCAGATCTCCGCTCTTCGATGCGGGTGTGTATATTTGGTCATATGCTGCAAATAATTCACTGATAGTTATGTTGTTATAATCATCAAGGAATTCAGTTGCAACACTAAGCCAGCTATCATCACCGGCGTATTTCTCTCTCACATATGATCTAAAATAAAATAAATCATTGTAAGGAGCACGAACAAGCATTATCCATGCGGTTCGCATAAGGATAGCATTAACTAATGAGTTGACCACATAAGTTAAATACCATCCAGATGGCATACAGCCAGGTATTTCAGCGATGAGCGATGTTTGCTCACCAAAGCGCCACGATATTCTGACGTGTGGAAATATTGCATGACAAAACAAGATATATCTTGTTTGGTCATACGTAGTTCCATAATAAGCTGAAAACACTTGTAACAATGCCATAGCTATGCCTGCTTTAAAACGTCCATCCCATTCTTGTTGATCTCCATCAAGAGCGTATGGTCCTACTTCTCTAAAGCGCATAATCATTTCATGCCATTCTTTAGAAGCCCGATTAAGTCCGACAGTTGAAAATGTCTTATCCTTAATTCTCTTCATAAAGGTGCAAAAGCCTCCAAAGTACTGTTTGTTAAACAAAAATCCTGTCAACGATCCAGCACAAAAAGCACGAGTTTTTCCAGCTCGTACTTTCTCAATCTTTCGCAATTCATCCTTAAGCGTTACTAAAAATGGATCAGATGGTATCGTTTGTTGTTGTATTAACGATGCCCACCGATCATAATCTTTCTGCGCTAAGGATCCTAAGCTCCAGTTAGTAGGGGAGCCTTCCAAGAGTTTAATCTTAGAGCCTTTCATCTTACTATCCAAAGAAAACGGATAACCGGATGAAGTCTTGGTATCTACTGACTCTACTAGTCCAGTAATACCATTCAGACATTCACGCACTGTTAGGGGTCTGCGCAAATCATCCTCCTTCACATATGACATAAGTTCTTCTGTCAATGAAAGGGCAGCACTTTCTACAATCTCAGTTGGAAATTGAGTTGTTGAAATGCCATACTTTTTCAATCCAAGCATCATCGGATCCAAGCCTTTCGACTGATATAACAAGGCGGGTTCGGTCGTATGAACTCGACACTTATCATGTAGCAATGAAGGCAACAAATCGGTATTTGGTGAAGCGGTAATATGCTTCTCACAAAAACCAACAAGTTGCATCTTATTGACTGCTACTCCAGATTCAAACACAACGGTTTCGTGTGGAAATTCCATCTCTCTCGAAATCAAAGCAAACTCTTGAAAACGAGTGAGATAGGATGCTACCTCAGCCTGGTTGAGCGCGAATGCATAAGCGTTCTTAGTTGATGTAGAACCGCTCTCGTGCATTCCTATAATCTTCAAAGATCCATCTTCATGTGCAAAAATGAGATTTCCGCAGTCGCCGCTCTTATGGCTAAACTCATACGAAAAATCACAAGCACCCCACTGCTCAGTTCCATCCTCTTGGAGAAAAGATAACATCTTTCTTCCAGGGCTAATCGGAACTTCATAAGTCATAATCTGGTTGGTAAGACTACGACGAGTGGTATAGCCAGTTTTACACTTATTTGCCTTCATAGCAAGCATTTTCATAACGTTCGTATATGGTGCAACATGAGTTGGACATTGCACTAGACACAAATCAGCGTCATAAAAATCTTCTACTTGACACTCCTTCAAGTCAATAGTGTAGACTGAAGTTTCCTGTGATCTGTGTGAACTGATCACTATCTTTGTCGATTCGTCAATGAAATGCTTAACAGTCAAAAAGACTCGTCCGCGCACAAAAAGTCCGTGCACAGAATTGCCATTTTGATTAATAAGCGTGACGTGATTTCTCAACGTCTTCTGAATGATGCCTTCATCATTCTGATCTCCCATCTGCCTGCGAACTAATTCCGGTCGTCGAAACGGTTGCGCAACAGACGTCTTGACAAGATGTCCCTCGCCAGATTCTTCTTGCACACGTTCTGATTGTTTCTTGAGAAAGAACATTGATGCGTATGTTGTACCTATTAAGAGGAGCAATCCTCCTAAATAAAAGCACGCCATAGACAATGTCTTTTCATGTTCTTTTAAAACATACGAAAAACCAATAGTGT